CGAGCCGATAAGGTGCAGGTGTTACGCTGACCCGATTGACTAAAAATTAAATGAAACACAAACGCTTCCTCAATGCGAGGGAGCGCTTTTTTCATGCCCAAAATTAGCAAACTTTGTGAAATTTTTAAGTATTCCGCCCGTGGGTGAATCTCATTTAAGCCCGTTAAATCAACATTCTTACTTTGTGAAATTTTAGGAGGATTTTATGGAAGATTCAAACGAAATTAAACCAGTTTCAACCAATTTAACCAATGAAGAAACTAAGCAAGCAATTAATGCTTTGAAGCCTAAAAGCGTGGAGGTAGCTCCAAAGGTAGAAAAGCCAATTGAAGTTGTCAAACCAACACCAGTAGCAAAGGAGGTGAAGCCAATGGCAGAAGTAAAAGACCCTAGAGGGATGTTCGATTATACAGGCTGCGAACAGTACACCGTGCAAGATGGCGAAACATTGTTTGATGTTGCTCAAAAGTACAAGGTCGCTTTGCAACAGTTGCGTTATTTCAACCATGTACCAAAGGACACCATGCGAGTTAAGCCTAGGCAAACACTGTACATCCCCAAAGAACCGGTATTAGTGCCAGTAGGCGAATAGCATGAACCTGACACGGTACGATACAGCGACGATTAACAAGTTTTCTGTTGATTCACAAACAGGATTCTTGCATGTAAGCAATGTGCCAATCGCACGTGTGGGCGTTTTTCCTTATATCGGTAAAAGTGGGCAGATCACCATGGAAGCCAAACTTCCTGATGATTTATTGACTGATTCGGCTGTTGAGAGTGCAAATTCAAAGCCAGTTACAGACGATCACCCACAAGAATCGGTGAACGTGACCAATACGAACCGATATATGAAGGGATTAACCGCCAATAATGCCCATGTTGATGGTGACAAGCTGAAAGTTGACATGACTATCACCGATTCGGCATTAATCAAAGAAATTCAGGGCGGCAAGCAAGAGCTTTCAATTGGATTTCAAACTGATGTGGTACCCGTTAAAGGTACTTTCAAGGGTATGGCGTACGATTCGGCACAAAAGAACATTCAAATTAATCACGTCGCAGTAGTTAAACGTGGTCGTGCTGGTCATTCGGTGAGATTAACCGGTGACAGTGCAGAAATGGTTATAGATGATTCACAAGAGAAAGGAACATCAATGGAAACTACAAAAATTCGTTTAGATGGTGCAGATGTCACAGTCGCAACCACAGACGCAGAAAGAATTTTAAAGCTTGATGCTGACAACAAGGCTAATAACTCAAAAATTGCCAAACTTGACGCTCAAATTAAGGCTTTGACAGCCGAACGCGACAAGTTAAAGGGTGGTGCTGATGCTAACAAGAAATCACTTGATGAAGCACAAGCCAAGGCTGATTCTCTTGAAAAGGAATTAGCCGCAGAAAAGAAAAAGTTTGAAGGGGATGCACTAGATCAAGCAATCGCTGACCGTATGGCACTTATCGATGAAGTAAAGCCATATGTTGGCGATTCTTTTGATTTTAAAGGCAAATCTCCGAAAGAAATGAAGCTAGAAGCTATCAGCAAGACTGATTCAGTCGATTTAAGCGCTAAGTCAGATGACTATATTGACGCTTATTTTGACTCAATCAAGAACCGCAATAACTCTGGCGTAGTTGGTTACACGGGTATTGAAACCAATGTCAAGACAGACAGCGTAGACAATAAACCCGCAAAAGACCGTTACCACTTAGCCTAAGGAGGTAATTAAATGGCAATTCCAGATGGAGAACTTTACAACACCGGTGAACTTGCACCAGGTCAATTAGCAACCATTGAACGCGCAACAATCAACACCGAACAAGCAGGAGCACCAATCGGCTTCGGTCAAGGTGTCGCAATTAAAGATGGTTTGGTAGTTCCAGCAACCGGCGGAAATATTTTCGGCGTGGCTTTACGCAGAACTTACTTAAACGCTGACTACTTAACACAAGAAAACATTGATGCTGACAAGTGGCAAACCGGTGAATTATTTGGCGTAGCTCGTGAGGGAACTATTCAAGTACCAATCAATGAAGATGTAAATGAAAACGAGAATGCAGCCGTTGATAAGGACGGCAATTTCAAACCAGCAGGCGCTAACGATACAGTCGTTGGCGTCTTTTTAGGTTCCGGCAATAAGGGCGGTACCGCACGCATGCAAACCCGTATCCAGCTTTCTAATACGGCTGTTACAGGTTCAGGTTTGCAAAATGCTAACGCGCCACAAGTTGACCAACCTAGCACACCAGCAGTTAACCCAACGCCAGCAACAAAGCCAGCATCCCCATCAACGGGTTCAACAACTGGCACAGATAACAAGAACGGAGGTAAATAATGGCGAATAAGGACTATTTAACGCGTGAACAGCTTACCTATGTTGACAACGTTATTAAGACTCCAAAGGAACGAGAATTAACAGCTATGTCACTGTTCCATACTTTCAGCGTTCCAGCATGGACTAAGCAAACCACATACAAGGTAATGACTACCGCTGGTCAAGCCGCTCATTATGTTGACGGTGCCGACGATATCCCAGTAGTTGACATGAATGTAACCGAATCAGCATCCAACTTGACTGATATTGCGATTGCGGTTAGATACTCACGTCAACAACTTGGTGAAGCTCAACAAGTAGGCATGGACATCTTAACGCCAATGGCAACAAGAGCCCGTAGAGCACTAGCAGAAGCCGAAAACAAGCTTATTTTTAATGGGCTTCACAATTCCAATCCAGCACTTAACATTAACGGTTTGACTGATCCAGTTTCTAAGTTAGGTGTGCAAGAATCAACCGCACCGGTTACATTTGATGCACTTGCTGACGACCCAGACAACAATTTAAAGATTAGAAACTGGCTCAAAGACGCAAAAAGCAAGATTACACACTTGGCTGGCTATTCAAATGCTCAACCAATTTTAGCCTTGCCACAAAGCGCAATTGATCAGCTTGACATGCCTTATAACCAATACAACCCACAAATGACTGTATTGCAAATGATTGGACCGTGGTTTAAGGACATTAAGGCAGTTCCTGAACTTGAACACCAAAACTTTGGCTCTAATGGCAATAAACAAGATATGGGTTATATCTTCTTGAATGACGCGGACATTGTACAAATTCCAGTGGCTCAACAAGTACAACAATTGCAACAAGAATACCACTCAGGACGTACCACAATTCCTTACACTGAACGTCTTGGTGGTCTTGTAATGTACTACCCACACGCATTTGTACAATTGCACGGTATCAACGATCCAAAGAAAGCCTAGTTCGGAGGTAGCCTATGGACGATTTACAAGACATGCTTAATGCTGTGAAGCAATTAAGCCCAGATTTAACTTCTAAACTGTCCGATGATGCACTAAATGGGCTATTGACTAATGCTTATCAAATAGCAATGGCTGATGGTTTTCCAAAGCTTGCCAAGAACAACGATGGTGAGACTATCAAAGCTCGTGACATGGCTACGCAATACTTAGCCTTGCATTTAATCACGATTAACAAGGCTATGGGCGATGGTGGCGCCAACGTTACCAGCGAACAAGTTTCAGTATTGAAGCGAACTTATGCTGACGTTAGCAAATTAAATCTGTTCCAACGTTCGCCGTGGGGGCAGCTATATTTATGGCTGTATAACCTTTATGGCAACGGAAGCATTACAAGATATGGATTGGTGCAACACTAATGGCTGACAGCTTTGAAGAAATCGAAAATAGGCTAGATCATATCACGAAAGAAATGGACTATTTAAACCATCATCAGGTAGTAATTGGCTTTTTCAGTGATGAAAATAGCTTGCTTTTGACGATCGTAAGAGCCAACGAGTATGGGGCACACATTCGCCCTAAAAACGCCAGCGGCTTCTTATGGATTCCGTCAAGGCAGGCTATTAAAGAGTTCGGAAAGAACGTTACTGCAAAAGACGTTAGAAATAAGTATCAATTGTTCATCCCTAAGGGCAAGCACATTGCGGCTGTCAATCAAGACGGCAAATTGGTTACATATTTCTATCTGATGCAAAAAGTAGACATTCCAGCTCGTGCTTTTATCAGAAAAACCGGCATAGATTACCGTCAAAAATACCGCCGATACATCAAGGCAGGTATTGAAGAGATTATGTATGATGGCAAAACTGGTAAAGACTTGCTTGAAAAGCTGGGACGCATGGGCGTAAGTGATATGAGAGAAGTAATGAGACGTTGGACAAAGCCAGGTAACGCACCGCTGACCATCGATAACAAGCGTGGGGCTAATAACCCCTTGGTTGACACTGGACAGCTTCAAAAACGCATTACTTGGAAAATACTGCCAATGACAGGGGGCACGCTATGAGTTTCTACATTCCGTTTGCGGATATGCTGGACAGTTTTGGAGTAGATTTAACGGTTTACCCATATGACAGCCCAGCAAAAAAAGCTCACTTTCACTACGTGGGCGGTGTAAGAGTTGAAGACGATGACGCGCCAAAGGTGCAGCCGGAACAGCGATATGAACCGGTTGTACCGAATAACGCACAAAATTCTTTCATGGCTCAATTTTATACGGGTGGTGAGATGGCGCAGGCAGATCTCTTATGGATCAGCTCTAAGCTTTATCCCACGAACTCGGTCGTAGAAGTGCCGTCTCAGCCAGGTCAAAAATATCGAATTACTGGCAATTCCAACTTTCAAGGCTATTCTGACGTTGTCATTTACGCATTAAAGGGAGATGATAAGCACCCTAATGGCTAGCAATTTACCGGTATTGAGTGATCATTTTTTAGTGCAGTACATACTTGGCAAGCTGGTCAATCAGGTCACGGGATGCGAATTGGTTGAAGATGCAAACATTGACGAAATGGAGGATTATCCGTTTTTCACTTTCAAATGGATTGACTTTGACCAAGAGCCAAACGCCGACTGGCTAGGCAAGCATAGACAGTATATCTGCACTATGCAGATTGATTGTCACTCAAATTCGAGCGTACAAGCTATGAGCCTTGCTAGAAAGCTGTTTGAAGCACTCCACGAAGTGCCGTATCGCAGGTTTTTTAAGCAAGCGTACATAGTACCTCAAAGCATTGGTAACACGGGCGATAGAACCACTTTACAGGGCATTAATTATGATCACGATTTTGGTTTTGATTGCTCTTTCACCGTTACTGGTGGCTTTGAGTTTTTAGAAAAAGACCTCAACTTTAATGTCGAGGATTACACAATTGAATCAATTAAAGGCACATCAAGCGTTGTCGGCAGTGATACCGACGGCGCTTTTAATGTGTCCAAAAATAAGGAGGAAATTTAATGGCAGATGCTAAGACAACCACTGTCGTTGCACCTTATGACCGTGTCAGCGACGTAAACGTGGTTATTTCAGTTTTACACCCACGTCCAGTAGTTGGGCTGGGTAATCTTTTAATCCTAAATGCTGTCACTGCAAAGGCTCCAACGCCAGCGCAATCAGATGGCAAAGACGGTAAGAGCACCGATGCTAACGCACAAACTACGCCAGCAACTACCTTGCCAGATCAATTAAGCGTACAAGACCGCATGAACGGAATCCTATTACGCAAGACTGACAAGGCAACTGGCGCAATTTACCGCGAATACAAGAACATTGACGCGGTTGATTACGGTGAAGACACCGCAGTTTATAAGAAGGCACAAACCTACTTTGCACAATCTAACCACTCCGACCGTGTGGCAGTTTTGGACTATGACCCATCAAAGGCATACGACGCTTTGAAGGCTTTCTGGTACTTTAACTGGACCTTTGCAGTTCGCACATCTAATGACGTTGACGACAACTTAGTTGCTCTGTCAAACATTTTCGAAGCCAACAAGAACCACATTTTAGTAGTTCAAAGCAACGATGTGACTCAATTTGACAAGATTTACGGTCAAAATTACACCGTTGGCTTGAAGCATGACACCGCTGAAAACATGGACAGTGCTCTCGTTGGGGCAGTTGCTACCTTGACCGTTGGTTCTGTGACCTGGAAGTTCAAGCAATTAAAGGGTGTAACCCCAGAAGTCTTGACCTCAAATGAATTGTCCGCAATCCATAGAGCACATGCATTCGCATATGTGGAAGTTAGTGGTGTTGGTGAAACATCAGAAGGCTGGACTATGTCCGGTGAATACATTGACGTCATTCACGGCATTATCTGGGTCAACACCAACATGGAAAACAAGTTAGAGCAATTCTTGCAAGAAAATGGCAAGGTCTCATACGACCAAGTTGGAATTACTCGAATCAATGGTGTTGCTACGCAAGTTATGGAACAAGCCTATGCGCAAGGAATCATCTTAACCGATGAAACCACTGGTAAGGGTGATTACACCGTAACTACTTCACAACGTAGTGAACAATCACAACAAGACTTGTCTGACCGGCATTACGGTGGTTTGAGTTTCACTTACCACGTTTCTGGCGCAATTCACACCATTACCGTACACGGTGAAGTTCAATCAGACACGATTTTAAACTAGAAAGGATTTATTAGATGGCAGCTCATAACAACGCACAAACGGGGTTGATGGGCACCTACGACGCCAATAATGTTTACTTCACTATTGACGGTAAGACTGCTTATGGCTATGGTGCAACAACCCTTTTCACTTTTTCATACGATAACGATTTGTTATCAGTTCAACAAGACCCTCAAGGAACAGGTACCGCAAGTATTAACAACAAAACTGGCGGTACCTTTACTTTAACCATCAATCAAATGTCACCATTTAACAAGATCATTGATGATTTAGCCGATGAACGTCGTGTCGGTGGTTATGCGGTTGATGCTTGTGATGGTTCACGTCACTATGTGGGGGCACACGCATATATCCAAAAGAAGCCTGACGGTGGTGCCGCAAACGAAGCCGGTGAAAGAACCATCACTGTTAAGGTCTTAAACGTTGTAGAAAATTCAGTTCTTTAATTAAAGCGAGGTAAAAATTTATGGACAACACTACTAACACTGAAAACCAAAACTTAGAAACTACTGTAAATGTTGACGCACAAGCAACAGAAGCACCAAAGGCAGAAGATAAGCCAATTAGCATGGCTGATGTCTTAGCTGCTAGAAACAAGCAACTTCAAACCGGTGCAGTTCCTAACCAACGTGGTATCACTAAGGACATCACTCTTAACGCTGGAACTCCACAAGAATACACTTTGACGCTTCAATACCCAGGTTTTGCCATTGCTTCAATGATTGAAGACGATTCAACCCGTGACGGTGACGTTAAGCTATCACTCGTATTAAGCAATGCTGTTGATAATGACGTATTTGTTCAACCACGTATTAAGAGCCTTGATTTCTGGGACACTCACAAGGGTGGGGTAGATGTTGCCCGTGAAGTGCTTTCCTTTCTTAACGACGGAATCGACGGCAACTTGGAATAAGGAACATCTAAAAGAAGCGGCTGACCGTTGGGAAGACCCAATTAGGTTGGCTATGCACGGTATTCCGCTTGATTTAACCATGAAAGCAAACAGGAACCAGTTAAACATGTACTGGGAAATCGTGCGGAGAGAAGAAAAACAACGTTTTAACATGCAAGCAAGCGCCACCGGATTAGGTGTCTGGGGTGATGGAAAGAAATAGTGAGGTGAAGTCAATCAGAAAATAAACTGATGGCTTTTTTATTTTGCCAAAAAGAAAGGGCGTTAATACATGACTGATGCACATGAAGGCATGTCGCTGTCCTTAAAAGCTAATTTTACGCAAGTGAATGAGGCTAAAAAGGCTACACAGGCTTTAAACTCAGCGTTCGGGGAATTGCAGAGACGTGCAAATAGCTTGCACATGTCCGCTAATTTTCCAAGAGAAATAAACCATATTGACACGGTAACCGCGTCATATGTTAGACGTCTGGAATCTGAGGGTAAAACATACGAGGCTAATCAACAAAAGGTCAAGGCATATCAGGGCGCGATCGGCAAATTAAGCGCCGAGCAGAGCCGTTTGCAAAGTGCCTTGAACCGCACCACTAGTTCTACTGACAAGGCTAGTGATGCTTATAGAAGTCAGCAAATAAAACTTAACCAAACAGTTGCTGAAATCAACAAGTTTAAAGCTGGAATTAAGTCCGCTCAATCTGAGATGGAACGAATCCATCCAACCGGGTTTAACCGCTGGGTAAAGGGTGCTAATGAGGTCACCAAAGCCACCAGTACGATGAAGAGTAAGCTCCACAGCGCGTGGGACAGCATCCGAGGTGGTGCAACAGTTGCGGCGGCTGGAATTGGTGCCG